TACCTTACCACTTTGTATATCTTTCATAGTTTGTTTTTGCTGTGGTGTTGCATTTTGTAATCTTATTTGTTGCACCGCTGCATTATCTTTTGCTTGAGCAGCAATCAATTCACTTAATCTATTTTGTAAATTTGTTGGATCTTTTCCAGCTTTTAATAATCTTGGAATTCCAACATTACGAATTGTGTCTATTCTTTTTTGGTATGCAGAATCTAATCCTAAATTTGGAGGTTCTCCTAGCCTGCCTCCTGTTAGCGTATATAAGCCACCACCAGATATTGGACTATATCCAGCCATAAGTTCACCTTGTTGTATTCTTCCAATATCATCAAGACCATATAGACCTGAAAAATAATCTCTAGTTTGTGTTACAACAGGGTCCTCTTTAGGTAACATTGCTTGCAACATCATCATACTAGGTGGTTTAAAATTTTTAATTTTGTCCATCAATTTATTTTGAATATAACGTTTACTGTTGTTTACTTGAGCAATACCTTGAGGAGCAGTTTGATTAAATCTTTGTGTAAATATGTTCATGTCTCTTGGAACTATGTTAGCTCGTTGACTTCGATAAGCATTCAACAGACTTGTCAAATCACTTGTGCCTGACGTGGATATTAAACCGTCTCTGTTCATTACTGGATTATTTATCATTATCTTTGTCCATCAGGTTGTATATCAGCTCTAAATGTGCCGTATCTCCAGCTTTCATCAACTGATGTATTTGCTACTTTTAAGCTTGCAAATCTAGATCTAGCACGGGTATCTACTTTATCAGTGCTACTAGTAATTGTAAATGGACCCAAAGGCGAAGAGGTTGCGGTGTCCGTTGGAAAGTCTCGTAGATTTATTGTTACCTCAGCATTACCAGATATTAATTTAAAATCAGGAACGAATCTTCTCATAGACATAAAAAATTGACCGTTTCCTTCAATATCTAAATCAAAAGAACCTGATTGAATAAATGCAGCTATTGCTGTTTTGTTACCTGCTGAATCAACTTGATTGTTACCCACTTCATGAGCATAGTAAATAGAAGAGCCATTTGAGTTTGTAACTCCTTGCACCACTGGAAAAGTGGGAGTGCCGGTAGAATCAAATTCTGTTGCATAAGGCACATCAAATAAAGTGGCATCAGACCAAGTTGTTCTTGCTAATGTTCCTGTAGTCCAAGTGTTTTCTGCATAATTATACGTTACTATACGGTCTACTTTACTAGAGCCAGATTTAGGATAAAACCAATTTATTTCTGAATATAGTGTATTTAAGCCTGCAAAGACTAACTCACCTGAATTGTATTGTATGCCTAGGTTAGCACCTTTACTTGTGAAAACAAAATCCTCTACTAAACATGGTAAGCTTTTGACCGTACCATCAAACACAAAAAACCCACCTGCTTGTCCCATCCAATAAACTTTACCATCTACATATATAATCGAGTCTTTACCTATCGCTCCACAATTAGATCCAACTTGTCTTATAGAGAACGTAAAAGGTGGTCCAACAAATTGCACTATATATGCTGCCGTGTCTGTCAATATTAAAATATAATCTTTACCTTTTGCTGCTCCAATAATTTTTGTTCCTGAATCAAGTCTCAATGTTCCAGCAGTATTGATAGAGGTTGGTGTATAATCTGATATGTTTTCTTGATCAGAAAATCTAATAAACATTTTGTCTTGTGTAGCTGTATTACCTATGGTTGTCTCTGTTCCTAGGACTAATAAATGTCTATCTCTTTCTGAGACGATAGTCATAACAGCTGAAGTAGGTGCGTTTGAAACTAATGTGGCTCTAGTGGTAAGAGCTGCAGGTGTTGACGCTATTGGGTTCCATTCGAATGATTTTCCATTTTTGATTGTCGCTATTAAAACTTGTCCAAAATTATCTAAAGACCATGATGCAGGATCTAGTATAACATTCGATGTTAAAGATTGATCACCCCAGGCAGTAAAAAACTCTACAGATGCTCCAGAAGAATGTGCAGATCTTGTGCCTGCCACATCTCTTGTTATGCCTGTTAAATCATTTGAAGATATGCCTGTGTAAGAAATAAATTCTGCACCAACTTTTATTACTCCTGAAGATGGAAACCCTGTGGTAGATGTTAGTGTAATGCTAGTACCTGAACCACCTGTCCCTGCTGTGTCGTCATTTAAAGAACCATTCAAAGTTCCTAATACTCCAGACGCACCTCCGTAGGTAGAAGTTCCCCATCCGTAACCAGCTGATTGTGTAAGAGGACCAACTTTTTCATAAGGGTTAATAGTTGCAGCACCGCTTGCTGAGACACTAGTCCCTGCGTTTGTTGCCATTGTTATTGTAAACGTGTCTATGGTTGGCACTGATACAACTTCAAAAGTGTTGTCTGTAAAATTAGCTGCTGTATATCCAGCCCCTGTGGGTGGTGTAACTGATGTAAAGGTAAATAAATCTCCTGCCTCTAAACCATGGACAGATTTATTTACAGTCACAGTGGGGCTTGTATTGACTGTGGTAAAAGTTGCTCCAGTGATAGCAGTCGCTAAAGGTGTTATATCGTAGAATGCACCTCCGTAATATACTACTAAAGTTCTATTGGTTCCTAACACAGCGTATATATTGCCGTCTAAATCTGCATAAATATGTTGTTGTCTAACAGCACCTAATAATGAGTCAGTGGTGAGTTGCTCCCAACCACCAATTTTTTCTGGAAGACCATACCTAAATCTAACATTATCTCCATCTATCCATTGTCCCTCAGCTCCTATGTCGGTGACTTGTTTATTAAAACCTGGTCTAATCTGTACGTTTGTTAATGGCATACGGAATTATAACATATTTCTATCACTTCATAAACATTTGGACTGATATTCTAGGCACAATAGGGCTTAGAACCGGATTGACTTTATGGTCAAGTGGTGATTTTACAATAACCATAGAATTGCCTACTATAGGTAAAAAGCCATAGGCTTCAGTATCAGCAAACATAAATTCACCTCCCCAATGTATATTCCATTTATTATTTAAATAATACGTAGCACCATACTTCCATTTATGATCACTATGCCAATTTATACCCGATCCTTTTTTCATGAAATGTATAGATGTATGGATGGTTGATATATCATCATATTGAAAATGTGAATTACTCAATAGGCTTAATTTTAATTTTTCTATGGGTGGGTATTTTGATACATCAACTCTTTGTGGTGGCTCTAAATTATCATGCAAGTTAGAGTCCCATACATCCATTGCTGATTGTAAATTAATATCATTTCTTTCTTTTATTATTGAATTATGTATTATTTTATAAGTGTCTTTGTCTAGAACATCATGAATCCACCAAAGTTTATTTGGTATTGTGTATATTAATTTCATACTTCTAAATCACTTTATTACGTGTTATATGATATCAAATGTTTACACAACCGTTTTTTCCTGTGATGATAAGCACAGATAAATATGAAGAAAACGAAAGTCTTTGTAAAGATGCTGCGGATTACTGCATTGAAATATCAAAAAAAAGAAAAAATGATGTAACGACTGGTTGGATATCTAGTTCAACATTTAACACTCTTGATATGGTAGATGTATTAGATATAAAAAAATTTCATAATCTTAACAATTGGGTAAGGTCAAAAGCAATAGCTCATGGGAAAATAATGGGTTATAAAAATTTAAAAGCTAAAAGTGGTTGGTTTAATGTGTATTACAAATATGATTTTCAAGAATTTCACTCACATGCTATGCATCATGTATCTTGTATTTATTTTTTAAAATCAGATGCAGATAAAGATGCAAGAGTTTTCTTTGCATCTCCTATATATGATTTACCTACAAAACCACATTCTAACTCAAACAACCCGATTACTTGGGACAAAGTTATTTTTACACCTGCACAAGGCACATTGATTATATTTCCATCATGGCTAAGACATTGTGTTGAAAGACAAGAAAGTGATGGCCCAAGAATCAGCATCGCTTATAATTTTGATTTATGTTCTTAAAAAAATTTACCATATATACTGAGCATTGGGATAAAGATATTATAGAGGATTACTTTACAATATTTCCAAAAAACCTTCCTACATATTATAAAACAATACCCACTAAATATTTTGACCCAGGCATTAGTAAATTTTTAGAATCACATAGAACTATCAAAACATGTTCTGGGTTTATGAATTTATATAAAAGATCTATGTTAGTTTCTTCGCCTTGTGATATTGAAATAGTTGTAGATAAAAATAGGAGAGCAATGTCATTTGTAGGCAAATATGGTAATAAGCATAATTTTGTACATCAACACTCTGTAGCTCAACATGCACAATACGTGCCTAGTAGTGTTAATCTTGATTTTACTTTAAAATTTACTTTTGGTTGGTATTTAGATTGTAAAAAAGAATCTGTTGTAATACACTCTCCGTCATGGCATTTCCCAAAATTTCAAGTAGTTCCTGGAATAATTGGAGGTCACGAAGAGCTTAATTTTTTTATGAATGTTTATAAAAATCAAGACCATATTATAATAAAACAAAATGACCCTTTGTTTTTAGTAACGCCTTGTACAAATAGATCGTTTAAATTTAAAATAGAAAATAGAAAAAAATCAGAATTTGAGAGGAGGAAAGGTGATCTCGTTTTTACGAACTTTAAAAAATTCGTTAAAGAATCCGTATTCAAAAGAGATTAAGTTCTCATTGATGGATAAATATAAAATAGAAAATTCAACTGATGATTTTTGGTTGCCGCCTATACCTGTTATGAAACGAATACCAGAGTGGTACAAAAAAATGGTTTCATATAATCAAGATTTAATCAACCAACCTACAATAAAAAAATGTCCTCCTGTATTAGAAATATACAGACATGGATACTATATTTTAAACTCTGTAGATATTTCAATAAAACAAATGACTGGACCAAATGGGTTTGATAGTTTTATATATGAATATCCACCTAATTATTCTGGACCAACATTAATTAATGAACATGGTAGAGTGCAAGTTCATAAAGTACCTTTAATAGATAAATGGAAATCAAACCATGCTAATAAATACAATAATCCTTGGCTTATAAAAACACCACCTGGATATTCAACATTGTTTTTAAACCCTACAATTAATGATGTTTCTGATACATATTATGCTTTTGAAGCTATCGTAGATACAGATAAATGGCACGAGATAAATTTTCCATTTATTGTGAATTGGAATAAGATTAATCTAGGTCAAGAATATGTGTTTAAAAGAGGCGATCCGATAGTGTTAGCAATACCTTTCAAAAGAACTAATTTTAATCTAAATGTTTCATACAACGATAAAAAATTAAATAAGACTCATAAACAATTGTCTGTAAATAAAGGTATGAACTTTAGTAATTTTTATAAAAAATTAAGTGATAGGATGAATTTTAAATGAGACCACGTTTGTTCGAAAATGTAATATGTCCAAAAGAATTGTATTGGTTATATACAGAATTATTAGCCACTCAAGGTTGGACATTAAACGCCCATGCTAGACCAGCTCCAGGTTTAGATAGAATATTTCCCACAATAGGTAACTTACACATAGAGCCAGGTATGAAATGGTTTGATTATTTCCAAGGTTTAGTTTTTAGAATTAAACAA